GATTAAATCTATTTATGATTTAAGTCCAGAAGAACGAGAGGTTCTTGGTAAAAAATGCATAGATTATGTGGATTCAGAGTTTGCTTTTGAAGACACTGTTGATAAGTGGCATAATACCTTGTTAAAAACTATAAATGACTGGAAAGAGGGAAAATCTGTTACAAACAGGTTTGATTTAATAGAGATATGAAAAACGTATTAATTCGCGGACCTTTATTGAATTCAGCTGGATACGGTGTTCATTCCAGACAGATTTTTTCTTATGTGGAAAGTAAAAAAAACTGTACGATAAGTTCTCAAGTTACTCCATGGGGTATCTGTCCATTTTACTTAGATGGATCTCTTGAAAACGGTTTGATCGGTAGAATAATAGATACTTCTTTGCCCTCTGATAACTCAACTGATGTATCCCTTCAAATTCAGCTTCCAAATGAGTGGGATCCTAACATTGCAAATTTCAATGTCGGTGTCACCGCTGGCGTTGAGACAGACCGATGTTCTAAAGAATGGGTTGATTGCGTGAATGCAATGGATTTAGTTATCGTGCCCTCATCTCATACTAAGAAAAGTTTTGAGAATTCTGGCGAAATAAAAACAAGAATCGAGATAGTCCCAGAATACATCCAACCAGCAATGCTCGAGCAAAAGCTGGAACCGATGAATCTTGATGTGAAGACGAAATTTAACTTTTTAATGTTCGGATTGATAACGGGTCAAACTCCAGAATCAGATAGGAAAAATACTTTTTATGGAATTAAGTGGTTGTGTGAAACGTTTAAAGATGATAAAGACGTCGGTATAGTGATTAAAACTAACTTGGGAAGAATGAGCGTTATCGATCGAAAAGATACCGAGTTTATCCTGAGGAAGTTAATCGAAGAAGTCCGTGTCGGGGAGTACCCAAAAGTTTACTTATCTCACGGGATGATGACGGATCACGAAGTGTCGTCTTTGTATAGAAGCAAAGATATCCACGCTTTAGTCTCATTTACTCGTGGTGAGGGTTACGGTTTGCCGTTGCTAGAAGCTGCAGCTAGCGGTTTACCAGTCATGGCAACAACATGGTCTGGCCACATGGATTTCTTAAGTAGCATCAGGTTTTCTGGGTTTGAGTATGACATAATTGATGTCCACCCATCACGAATTGATGATCACGTATTCATACCCGGCTGCCGCTGGGCCCACCCGAAAGAGAAAGAGGCAAAAAAACGTCTCAAAAAAATAAAAGATTCTTACAAAGTTCCCGTTGAATGGGCACATTCTGGTGCAGAGATACTGAAAAATAAGCTAAATTCTGAAAAAGTCTTTGAAATTTACGACAAGGTACTACAAGATATATTATCATGAGCGTAACAGCTATTATTATAGTAACAGTACTTTCGCTGCTTTTGGGTGCATCAACATATTTTGCTTTCAAGTTTGCAATGATTTTACTGAATGTAGAAGACACATTAGAAGAGAGCTTAGATGTTTTGGATGAAAGATACACGTCAATATCTAGAGTATTAGAGATACCAGTGTTTTATGACAGCCCAGAAGTCAAACAGGTAATTTCGGATATTGATGAGTGTCGTGATGCAATTCTTAGAATAGCTTCTTCTTTGTCAAATGATGTTTCTTCTAAGGACAATGAGGAAACGTACCTTGAAGAAGAAAAGAAAGATTAGAAGAAATCCTGGTCAAAAAAGGAACATGTATTTTAATAAAGATACTCAAGCAGCAATAATTGAGTTTCAAGATTTAGAATGCCAAAAAGATAAAGAAAAACTTTATAACGAAAAAATACACCAAGCATTTGAGAAGTTGGCTGAAAGCCTGATCTTTGTTTATGGTTTTAAAGCAGGCTCAGATCGCGTTGAGACGATAAAAACCGATTGTGTATCTTTCCTTTATGAAACTATTCGAAAATGGGACCACACCCGTGGGACAAAAGCATTTTCTTATTTTAATGTTGTTGCGAAGAATTGGCTAATAATAAACTCTAGGCAACACAGAAAAAATACTATTCGAAACGTAAGTCTTTCCGACTTAGAAACCATGTCAAAAAAAGATAAGTCCATGGTTGCCTCTTCTCAAATTGCAGAGGCTCCTGACCAGATCATGATTGATGCTGGCAGAAGAGAAGAGATTGTAAAAGTTTTAGAGATTATTAAAAAACGAGTCACTAAAGAGAACGAAAAGCTTTGTATCCATGCTATCACTGCTGTTTTCGAAAAAATAGATCACTTAGATTTTTTAAACAAGCGTGCTATTTATGTCTATGTAAGGGAAATATCTGGCCTCACTCCGAAAAAATTATCTGTGGCGATGTCTTCGATTAGAAAACACTACAAAGACATTGTTCACGATAAGAGGTTAGTAGATATTTTTTAGGTGTATAATGATGATGGACGAATTAACGACAGCTTTAGATAAAGTCAAAAAAATAGAAGAGAAGACTAAGAAGTTCGAAGAAATGCTTTCTGAATTAGTTTCTTCTGGTGATAGAAAGAAGCTGTTATGGAAAGAGATTTATGAGAATGCTAACTTAGACAGGCAGAACGCTTATGTGCTATTTGTGGAAGCATACACACAGATGAGGACGGGAATTGCTGAGCACGCTGCTATCGGCGCAATCCTTTCTAAGTATCTAGAGAGAATGGGAAAGTCAAACGAGCAGTTATTAAAGTTATCCGAGATCATAGCTCGAGCAGAACAAGAAAACGGTAAGATAGATCCGGATGACCTATTTTCTCAGATTAAAGATTAACTGAATGGCTATAAATGAATCAGGCAAAACAGCTGTTGGTCTTTCTCCGACGCTTGAAGATCTAGTCGGATCAGAGGTATTTACTCAAGCTGTAGTGATAGACGTTATCTATGATCCAGGAGCATTTTTTAGTCAAGACGAAGATTATTTGAAGGCTAAATATCCCGATATCAATGATGCTTTTTTGGCTCGAGCTCCTCGAAATGCTATAATTGCTCGTATCTTAAACCAGGGTGCTGCAAAATCTGGTGGAAGAAACATTTTATGCTTACCGTTTTTCCCACCTCATTTATGTTTTCCCGTTAAGCCGGGTGAGCATGTTTGGCTGACCTCAGCTGGTGGTCACGGATCGGCGGCAAACATTCTGTTCTGGCTGTGCCGAGTTCCCTCTTGGGATGATACTGATGATCTGAATTATACCCACGATTCTCGGGCGGATAATTATGGCGTCGTCCTGCCACCTGACGCAGCTGACGAAGCCGAAGGCGATAACCCAAAAACTGATAATGTTGCTAACGAGTTGATTTTTGGGTACCCAAACGGTCAGGCAAAAAAAGAGGAAACTTTCAATATTGATGGTGGTCCTCACGCTTATACGAATATAATCTTAGAGTCTTTAGCTTATAAATCTTTTAAGCCCGAACCGGTTCCCAGGTTAACCAAGCGCCCTGGTGATTTTGTGATCCAGGGTTCTAACAATACCAGCATATCGCTGGGAACGACAAGAGGTTTCCCTGGCGGTTTCGCTGAAGCAGCTGATGAGATGACTCGGCTTGACAAGGGCTTTGCCCCACCCAGCACAATTATTTTTGATGATGGTACTGGTTCGACTGCAACATTAGCAGATCCGGCAGATCCTGAATCTAAACCAGCATTAAAAGATATTGCTGCAGCTATTGATATTGTTGTGGGCAGAGGTTTAAGAGTCAGATCCGCCGGCGGTCCGATACTACCGAAAGCTGATGCTGATCCACCATCAGAAACAATGGCTGATGGACACGCTCCGACATACCCAAGAATAAAGCTAGCAGTAAACCCAAAAGATTCGCTTGAAAAGAATCCTGATGATACACCCAATAAGGGTGAAGATCGTAACGTGGCATCTGACGCTCAGCCTGAGATAGTAGAGACTTCAAAAAATCCGCAAGCGTATGTAGATGATGTCTTAGATAACGTGTATGATAATTGCACCGAGGGCGATCCGGATTTTCGTTACGATGCTAGCCGGATTTACATGACCGCTGATTCAAAGCCGGACACAGATTTCGGTTTAAGCGATCAGATGGGAGAGATCGGTGGTGTGAACCTGGTAGAACAGAATCACGAGGGTGCGTCGATCGTCATAAAATCAGATAACATTCGAATCATTGCAAGAAAAGATCCAGATGATGCTGAGAAAGCTTTTTCTAATGGTTCTATCAGGATCATCAAAGAGGGAAAGGTGCCGGACGCTGTCGGTGCTGAATCTGGTGACGAGCGCGCTATCATTTCTATCGAGCCAAACGGAACGATCTATATTGACGGACCCAGGATAATAATTGGCAACGCTCGTTTAACCGAACCAATAGAACCAGAGGGTAAGGGACAACACATATTCATCGGTGGTGAAGACGCAACTGAGTCAATGGTCTTGGGAGAAGCTTTTGCTGACGTCATCATTGCTTTAGCTGTCGATATAGTCAATATGTGTGGCGGTTCCGGAACTGCAGAAAGTATGACTACTGACAAAACTGCTGCCCCAACTCCTGGTGTAACCCCAAGTTTGGGAAATATGGGAGCTCCGCTTTTCAACCCAGCTAGCGGTCCAATTATATTCGCAAACTTAAGAAAGAATTTAACCAACGCTTTAAGCAGGATAGCAAAGACAAAGTAAGATGCCGCCAGAAGAAGAAAACGATAACGAAGAGGGACAGGAAGAAGAAGACGAAGGTGGTGATGGGCCCATTTCGAGTCTTTTACCGAAACCCGAAGACATGCTTACTATAATTAATAAATGTAAGTGTGTTGGAGGGATGGAATGGGATGCGTGTTGCCCACCACAAACTGTTCCTGGCCCGGGGAAAGAAGGTGCTCCACCTGCAAGGGAAGCTTCTGGTCCCGAGATGGGAATATGCCAGCTTTTAATTGGGCAGATACAGCTTCAGATCAACATGCACCTTGGTTTTTGTTTAGCTTTTGAACCGATATTAAAGTTTCCGCCAGAACCACCAGCTATACCGTTACCGGATATGCCGACGTTGGGATTAGATCTTGGTTTACCGATTCCAGCTATTCCCTTGCCTGGGTTAGAACCTTTAGCCTTTCCAGGTTTAGATTTGCCCGGTTTCATCCCGCCAGCACCAAGCTTATCAATACCACCTTTTCCAGGTATTTCTTTGTTCGGTATCATGCTTTGGCCTATAAGCTTTGCGATCGGTTTGTTTGGTTTAGAGTTAAAGATACCAATCCCAGGTGCCGATCCGTGCGATTTAATTTCAGGGTTCAATGTTCAATGCCCAGGCTGGCAATTAGCGATCCCAATGTTAGATATAGTTATCTGCATACTTTGCCTTATCTGCTTTTTTCTGATAATAATTTTACCGTTATTGATTATATTAATGTGTTCTCCAGGTGATGCTGGTGAAATCGAGACTGCTGAGTTGATTGAACCACCAGCAAATTATAGTTACTTAAAACCAGAAATACCACCGCAAGTTATAATAAAAAACCCGCAAGATGCTCGAACTGATAAGATTAATCATTTCGATCTCAATAGGACCGGTCGATTCATAGTGAAAAGATTCGACCTTAAGTACGCGTTTGAGTTCGCTGGAGAAACTGCATTTCCTCATTACCCAATAGCTCAAGAAGACGGACCGCCCGATTTACCAAATGATGCTAGTGATACAATCAGAACCGGCAGAACTGAGGGTGATGAAGAACACGTATACGTACTTGGGTTACTTCCGGTAGAACCAGAAGATGAAGATATAATTTATGACTGGAGAGTTTACGGCGAAGTTGAAGTAGATCTAGAGGGTGATGTCATCACAATGATGCAATCTATGGGTTTTGCGACAGAAGGTCCGGATAAGGGCAAGATGATACCGATAACGTTAGCGCAAAGAGTACCTTTAGCTTCTCAAGTTAGCAATTCAAGAAATTTTTCTTTTAGGTTTACTAAGCCTGGATTACACGAAGTCATGTGCTTTGCGACGAAGGGAAGTTCTACAACGATAAAGCTTCAAGTTATAGTCCAAGCCGGCGATAAAGATTTTTCAGAACTTCCAGATGTTCTTAAAGAGATGAGGATGCCTGAAGAATTAGCACACATAAAAAGATCAGCTGGACCAGGGGATTACGTTCGAGAACCAGCAGTCATGAAAGCACCCCCGACAGATACGCCAGAAGGGGCGGCACCAGATCTTGATCTCCCACCATCCCGCCCACCAACAGCGCCGGCAAAGGTTTCAATGCCCCAAGCAACGAAGGTAGTACCAGACGCTTCAGATTTCGAAATCGATGACGAGGGAATTTAATGGTAGATAAAAAAAAGCCGTGTCAATCCTGCAAAGAATCTGCTAAATTGGGTCAGATTGGTGAGGGATGGTCGGCGTTATCATTACATATGATGGGAATGCTAGATAAAGAATCCGTCGCGATGGCCAATAGCAGAAGAAAAATATGCGATGAGTGCGATCAGTTAACGAAAAGTAAGGTACAGTTTCTGACGTGCAAGCAGTGCGGTTGTTACTATCCAATGTTGGTGTATGCTAAGTCTAAGTCGTGTCCATTGGGTAAGTGGTGATTTTATAGTGCTTGTAATACAAATAAATTTGTTTAACTAGATATTTATACACCAGAGGTGACCGGTGGCAAGCAGAAATAGAACACAAAATCAAAAAACGTTTCAGTTTAAGTCTGCTGGTCAGCTAATAGAAACTGAAAAAAAGTACGCTGAAGATTTATATTTTACCAAGCTAATCGGAATTAAAACCCCGATCCAGTTCGGCAATGGTCGCGACGGTTTATTTAAGATGCATTCTAATTTGAAAGATCAAGTCAAGGATAACTTTAGAAACCTAATTCAAACTAATCACGGAGACAGATTGGGAAATTATTTCTATGGTGCTAATTTAGCCGAGCTATGTTTTGAGTTAAGTGAATCTGAGGTAGGCCAAGAAGCTTCGAATAGAATAAATTTTGCAGTCACTAAGTTTATGCCCTTTGTTACTGTGACTGATTTTAGTTTCTTTACAGATAAATCAGATAATGAACACACCGCGCGATTAGGAGTTGAGGTATTTTATGAAATACCTCGGCTTGGAGTTACAAATCAAAAGATTGAAGTTATTTTGAGGGTTGCTGGATAATGGGAAAAGATACAAAAAGTAAAAATACAAAGATAGTTAAAAGGTCTTATTTGGCAAGAGACTTTGATTCTTTTAAATTAAATTTAATAAATCACGCTAAGACTTTTTTTCCGGATAACATTGATGATTTTTCCGAAGCTGGGTTGGGTGGGATGTTTGTCGATATGATATCATATATCGGCGATTCGATGTCGTTTTATTTAGATCATCAGTTTAATGAGTTAAGGTGGTCTGAAGCTGTTGAGATTCAAAATATAAAGAAACATATTGAGCTTGCTGGTGTTCCCATATACGGTGCTAGCCCCGCTACTATTTACGTCAATGGATATATCAAATTACCGTGGACCCGCACTAATGGTGTCAAAAACTATAAAACAACAGCTATGCCGACAATAAAGAAGGGAACAATATTTCGAGCTAATAATGGCGTTAGCTTTAATCTAATGGAAGATATGAATTTTTCTTCTAGAACAATTGATGGAAAAAAATACCTTTTTGAGAACAATACTATCGTTCCTTCTCGTGATGATACAAGCACAGACATAGTTTTTTTAAGTGAGATGTGCGTTTCTGGAGAGATTAGTAGTGAAACATTTTCTATTGGAGATGATTTCACTCCGTTTAGAGATTTAACGTTATCTGAAAAAAATATTAGCTTAATTGAATCAGTCATAGATTCTGATGGCAACATTTATTACGAAGTTGATAACTTATCGCAAGATAATGTTTTTACTATTTTTGACAATAAAAATTTAAGCAATAATTCTATAGAAAAAGTTATATCTTTATTACCCGCTCCTTACCGCTACACAAAATTGATGGACCCACAGTCTTTTATGACTACATTGTCTTTTGGTGGCGGCGATGCGACTGCTAACGATAATGATATTTTACCAGATCCAGCTGATTTAAGCTTACCTCTTTACGGTAAAAAAACGTTTGCTAGGTTCGCTTTAGATCCAAACTCTCTTTTGCGAACTCACACTTTAGGTGTCGCTCCTAGAAACGTAGTGTTAACTATTCGATACCGTCACGGCGGAGGTTTTTTTCATAATGTTTCTGAAAAAGCTATTCGAGAAATCACATTTTTAGACATAACTTTTCCAACTGACGTTGAACACGACGATGCTATAATAGTTCGAACTAGCTTAGACGTTATGAATATAGCGAAGGCTTCCGGTGGTTCTGCTCCACCAACTTTAACCGAGCTAAGAGATCAGATTCCGACTGCTAGGAATTCTCAAAATCGTGTTGTTACGAAAGAAGATTTGTTAGCTAGGATATACTCACTCCCCGCCCCGTTAGGTCGAGTTTTTAGAGCTGCTATGTCTGAGACTCCAAATTCCAATGGTCAAATTGAAGTTGCGTTAGTTAGTCGCAATTATGATGGTACCTTGATTAACTTTGGCAGCATGCAAACAACATCAAACGAGCTTCAAGTTGCTAATGATAATTTAAAGCTTAATTTAAAGTCGTACCTTGAATCTTTTCGAATGATAAACGATGCTTACATCATAATGGACGCCGCGATACACGATTTCAGCTTGAGGGTTAATGTTATCAGCCAACCAGGCGTGCAAAAATCAAAAGTAGCTCAATCTGTAATATCTAATTTAAAGAAAATATTAATTGTTGATAAATTTCATATTAACCAACCGATCTCTTTAGGAGATATAAGTTATGCGATACTTTCTTCAGAAGGAGTTTCATCATTAGATGATAGCGGGATCAGAAGAGCTGTAACGGTTGAGTCTCAAACCGGAATAAAATACGATGGAAAAGAGAAGTATGATTACTCTTTAAGCTCAACTTTTAATGCAGATATAATTGAAAGAGGGTTTATATTTCCCAAGAAAAATGGTATTTTTGAATTAAGATACCCGGATTTTGACATAAGGGTCAGTGTGAGATAAGATGCAATTATTGATAACAGCTAGCAAAGATACTTACATCACAAATAAAATTATTAATAACAAAGTAAAGTCAGAAAATTCAAATGCTGGTTACGCCTCAACTTTAGATCTTTTTAAATTGTATGAAGAATCGGGGTTTTTTCAAGATGGTAATTATATCACGACTGGCGTAGTAGAAAAATCAGCTTTATTGATCAAGTTTGATTATACGAAAATCGGTGAATTAACATCCAGCACATTAGACATTAGATCTTCATATTTTAAAGCTTTTTTGGAACTACAGGACGTCAGTTCTGGTTTACAAAAACCGTATAAATTCAGTGCTCTTTGCAATCCGTTAAAAAACGACTTTGAAGAGGGTTACGGAATTGACGTCTCTGGGTTTAATGACATAGGTTCGGCTAATTACCTAACCTCTTCCTTTTATGGTGCTTCTCCGGTCGTCTGGAAGACTGCTGGTGCCGCTGCTAGTGGCGGGATCGGTAGCGTAAAATCAACAGGATCAATCACAACAACAAACCATGCTGGTCTGACAAACGACGCAACTTTTACTTTAAGCGATGGAACTAACACGGTCGTTTTTACCGGTAACGTTGCTGCCAATACTCCGGTTAGAACAGACGCGACTAATTATACTTTCGGCCTAAGCGGCGCAAATAGCACAGCCATTGTCGCCGATAGAATATTTGCTGCTATTGCCGCAGCAAAAACGGGTCAGGGTGGAACTCCCGATCTAAACATAACGGCAACAGACCCAGGAGATGAGTCTACAGTTAATTTGACGCAAGATGTTGTTGGTCCGACTGGGGATACTAACATCACATTAGGTGGTACAGCCGACCCTAGATTAACCGTCGTAAACCTAAGGGGCGGTTATGATGAGACTCATTTAGATTATATAACATCTGGTAGTTTGGGTACTACTAAGACAGATTTTGGTTCTGCATTTTATTTTGATAACCCAAACGATGATCTGATATTAGACGTAACAACAGCAGTATCCTCTAGCTTAAAAGGTCTTATTCCAAATAACGGATTTAGGATTGGCTTTAGCGGTTCGTATGATTCAGATAATAAAACAAGGTTCGTTAAAAGATTTGCCTCTCGCCATGTTGCAAATAAACTGTTAGTACCTCGATTAAGGATTATGTTTCCAGATTCTTTATTTGATTATACTCCAGATTTTTATATTGATACAGATTTAACTTTGTGTCTTAAATCACGAAAGGGAGCTGAAACTTCTAATTTATTAAACGCCGCCGGCGCTGAATTGACTGGTGATAATTGTGGCCAAGTTTACATAAGCTC